GCAGTAGAGAACGCTGATGTAGAGGATTACACACTTGCTGATGTTGTTACAGAGGTACAGTATGAAGCATTCTTGGAAAATCCAATAGAAGTATTAGTTGATTTTGACAATATAACAGAGATAAATCTAACAAACATATCTGATGATATGACACAGGATCAGAAAGAAAAAGCACAGGAGGTCGTAGTTCCTGTAATCTTGACTAGAATAGCTAGTATGGCTGCATTTATATTTAGGAGAAGCTAATGATTAAGAAGTTATGGTCTTGGTTAGTAACAATAATTAAAGAAACACTAAATCTTAGTTGGACTTTAGTTGGTTTAGTTATTGCAACACTTACACTAACTGGTTCTGCCCAGCAAATCACAGGTTTAGCGACTATAATAACTTTAGGTATATGGTTATTGACCATCGGTTTTAGAAAAGGAGATTAAATGGACTGCTGTGGTAGTGGTTGCTGTGGTGGTTCTTAATGTGCATATCATATATTGATGATAAGGGAACTCACATTAATATATGTAATTGCAAGTTTGGAGGTATAGGTGAAATTACAAGTTGTTAGAACACAGTTTGGTACTGATGCAACAAATGGTTTGTTGTTTGTAAATGGGGTTTTTGAGTGTTATACATTAGAGGATCAATACCAAGCAGTAAAAGTGCTTCACGAAAGCTGTGTGCCTGAAGGCACATACGATATAAAGTTTAGAACTGTTGGTGGATTCCACGAGAAATACAAGAAAAGATATAGTAATGACCATTATGGTATGTTGCATTTGCAAGATGTACCTAACTTTACCTATATACTTATACACGCAGGAAACACAGATGAACATACATCAGGTTGTTTAATTGTAGGAGAAACACAACAGGATTTAGACCTAAGTGATGATGGATTTATAGGTCATAGTGGCGTAGCATATCAAAAGCTATATAAAAAAGTAGCAAAAGAATTATTGTTAGGAAAGAGTGTAACAATAGAATACACAACAATAACTAAATTATTAGAGAAACCTTTAGAGGAATCCTCTAGTACAGACTTAGGTGTTGCTAAAAATGTTATGGAGAAATTGCAAGAGATTAATGGTAATGTTATACAGACACAGACAATGTTGAGAGGTAGGATAATTAGATAATGTTTAAGAGATATAAAAGAGCAAGAAACCAGGATGGTACATTCAAGAAGGATGTATGGTGGACACCTTGGTCTGATTCGTGGGAGTATAAAATGAGCGAAGATCTCAAAGATATGCTTGAAAGGACCTTTTGGACCTTTGTGGAGGCATTTCTCGGAGCGTTAGTCGTAGCACCATTAGCTGGAGTTGAAGCAGAAACACTACAACTTGCAGCATTAGCTGGTGGTGGAGCTGCATTAGCAGTAGTAAAAACTTACGCTAAAAAACAAATCACTAAATAGATTATGTCCTAATTCCTGTGTATAATTGGCACAACAGAAAGGGCTGAATATGACACAGGAACTAGGTAATAACTATTATAAATCAGGGTGGCAACCCTCCATAGAGTTTGATGAATCAACAGGCAAAGGGGAGATAACTTATGTTGGTACAGATCCAAACTACAAAAATAAGTATGATGACATACTTAGAGGTTGGGGTTTTGACCCTAAATACTATGAAATAGAAGGCACAGTTCGTGCTAGTAGCTGGGAAGGACAGCTAAAAGGTGGTAGAACAACCACCTTTTTTGCATTTAAGGGGGTTGTAAAGCGTAAGAACCCTGCATTAGACCAATATTTTGACAAACTTGTTAAGGAGTACAGTAGAAAACCTAAGTTAAAAGACACAGATTTTGGTGGAGATACTGCTTTTATATGGACAATGGCTGATTGGCAGTTAGGTAAAGCTGATTATGGCGTTGAAAATACCCTTAAACGCTACGAGGAAGCTCTAATTAAGGGGGTAAATCAAGTTAAGGCACTACGCAAGACAGGTACAGAAATAGATGAGATATACCTATTAGGATTAGGCGACCTTACAGAAGGGTGCGATCAGTCGTTTTACAGCTCAATGCCCTTCAATATTGAGCTTTCGCTATCTCAACAATATCAACTAGCTAGGCGTATGATTATGAAAACTATTGATACATTTCTACCTCTTGCAGACAAACTAATTGTATGTGGTATTGGTGGTAATCACGGAGAGATGACAAGGTCTGGTAAAGGACAGGTACTTTCAGATAGATTAGATAACTCTGATATGATGCACTTTGAAGTAGTTAAAGAGATACTTGCACAGAACGATAGGTACAACAAAGTAAATGTCATACTACCTACTGACTATCATCATTTGCTAGACATTAAAGGTAAGGGTGTCGCGATAACCCACGGCAATTTAACAGGTGGTGGGTCAGGTCCAGAAGGTAAGATAATGAAGTGGTGGCAAGGACAGATGTTTGGTTGGTTGCCTAGTGGTGCTGCTGAAATTTTAATTACAGGACATTATCATCACCCAAGAGTATTAAAACAAGGTAAAAGAACTTGGTTTCAATGTCCAAGCATAGATGCAAGTAAAGACTTTACTGCACGAACAGGTATGTGGAATGATCCTGGTGTCTTATGTTTTACAGTAAATAAAGATGGTTGGGATAACTACAGAATAGTTTAATTATTTACAACAACATAACCTAAATCAGCTTGTTGTATTGCTTGTATAGCTTTATCTCCACAACCTAATAACAATGTACCTGTACTAGCAGACTGACCTTGAATTAATTGATTAACTTTATGTGGTTTGTAAAATGCTAACCTACCTTTGACAAAACATATTACATCAGATTTAATTGCGTAATTATGAAACCATTTAGTATCTGTTCTTGAATTTACTAATGCTATTCCGTTATGATGTTCTATAAATTTTTCTAACCATAATCCAGTTTCTCTGCCGTAAGGTGGATTGCACCAAACAAACCCATACCAAAGTTGTGTAAGTCCATCATCATTTTTATTAAAATGTTTTTCTGCTGGAATCCAAGGAATAGGATTTATAGGAGAGGCTACATCTAAATCAAAATTAACTTTAAGTGCTGTAAATATTTCAGGTGGTGTGTACCACTCATTAGATTGCACTACACCACCAGGATTTTCGTGATAACCAGCATATTTGTTTGTCATTTATACACAATCCTCAATCATAAAAGCTATACAACCTACACATCTGCCATCAAAATTTAATGTTGTTTGTGGTGGATCGCCACACTCTACACAATTCATTCTTCTTCTTCTACTGTTGTAAGCACCTGCACATTAGGTAGTATTGCTAATAGTTGCAGTTGTCCATTAGATAACATAATGCTTTTGCCCATAAATAATGGCTGATCCTTGTCATCTTTTCTTTGTAATAGTTCAGCTATCAACATACCTGTTGTTGCTTTGCTTAACATTACATCTAGTATTTTTACTTCAGGCATTCTTTCTCCTTTTGTTTCCTCTTTTATAGTACATTACCCAGTAGCGATAACTTTCTAAATCCATATTAAGTGTGTATTTTGGCTTTTCCTTCATACAAAAATCCCACCTCTTTTGTAATTAATTTGTTATTGTCAAACTCTGTAGTTTGTGGCATAGATATTACAGACCATTGAAAGTCATAACCTTTACGCACTAAGTTGTGTATGTTCCAAGTCATAATTTTTTCATCATACTCTGTTAAATAAACAAACATCTTGCCTGTTTCAATTGATTTAATTATATTACTTTCAAACTTCTTTTTTTCAATGACCCAACTCCTGTATCGTTTATCTCTTGACTTAACTTCTAAAATATATCTTTCGTTCTCTGCATCATAGGTGCTGTAAGGATTGCTTACTTCTACTAAGTCAAGACCTGGATATATATTGTTTAACTTATCTATTATTTCTGTCTGTGTCATTCTTCTTCTACAACTTCTACTATTACATCTGTAGGTTCGCCTACAAACTCTACATCTTTAAACTCACCAGAATTAGATACTTTAATTATTACTTTCATTTATTATTTCCCTGCACTTTCTACAATATGTTTCTACAATATATGTCGGCTCACCGAACATATCTATTTCGCCTACACCACAACTAAGACAACGCACTCTTTAGCTTGTCAATCATAGCACTAGCATTACCTTTAGTAGCTTGACCACTAGCTAAATACTTTTTAGCTTCTGCTCCAAGTTCATCTTGTCCTGCATCAATACATTGTTCAATCAAACTGTTGATAAAGTTTTTCTGTCCATCACTTATTGGATCTTCTTTCCACTTCCCATCAGGTATATCAGACATATCTTCCTCACTTTCTTTTTCTTTTACATTACCTAGTGTTTCTATTATATTATTAACTACTTCAGTATTACCAGCTCTTTTCGCAAATTCATTTTTAAATTTATCTACATAATCCTCTACAAGTTTTAGAAATTTATCTACATTATCGTTTGACCAATCCCCTACATTATCGCTAATAGATTTGTCCATTTTAAATCGTGTCATAGAGGTTTGATAACACTTTTTAGCAAAGTCTTTGTCCTCGTTGCACATACTAAATACCATTTCTTTTAGTTGTGGCTCTGTCAAGCTAGAAGGGGATTTCGTAATCTCTTGTGCTACTGGTTTTTTTTTAGGTTGCTCTGCTACTTGTTGCACTACACCTGCGTAGTGTTCTTCCTCTGTAGTATCGCCTGTCCATAGCTCTAAACCAATTCCAAATCGCATACAACATCTCTTGATCCCATCACTAACTGCTAGTTTAAGTATCTCACTTTCAGTTAAGTTCCTAGCTAGTGCGTGTCTATCTACATCTCCAACTTCTTGTACTGTACCAAGATCATCTATCTCTAATGTACATTTTGCACCTACAACTGCGTTGTCTTTATCTCGTATAATGTCATAAGTAAAGTTGTACTTACCACCTACAACATCTACTAATCTCTTGGTGTATATGTGGTGTGGTACATAGTCGCCATACTTCCCTTGTGGTGCTTTCTTTACTACACTCTTTGGGAAGTTAGCTGTTAATTTTTTATGTGTTTCTTTATCCATTTCTCTCCTGTTCTGTGTGCCTACATTGTAGTTGTTATTTAAGACAATTTCTACTATTATAAAAGAAAACGATATGTGATTTATTCATTATTGTTTCCTTTCTGGAATAGCAGACTAGCGATAGTCTGCTATTTTATTTTACTGTGTTGTAGTATTGATCGTGATTATAATAAACATATTCATTATCATTAAAACCAACATCACTATTAATACGATTTACAATCTCATTAATTGTTATATCTCTAATACTTCCTGTTTCAGTATCTACAACTATCATTACTTCCCTTTCACTATATTGTGGATCATTTGTCTAGTCATACCTACAATATCGGCTAACTGTACAGCAGAATATCCATACTCGCTATACAGTCTTTGTATTGCAGTATTTCTTAACATTATATAGTCATCTGTTGTGTTCTTTAATTTGCCTAACTCAACGAGACTTTCTTTTAAAACAAACAAATATTTTTCTTTCTGTTGTTTATCTACATTTTCGCTTATGTTCTCTTGTGCTTGTGTTAAGAGATCGTTTAGTTCATCTTCCATTGTTTACCTTTCTAGTCTTAAATGTTTTATATCAGTTGGTATGCTATTTTCGTTTAAGTTCCAATACTGAATACAAAAACAATTTACACAACCTAACTCTTGGTCCAATTCTTCCATACAAGTTATACAATTCATATCTTCCCTATTCTTTCTACTTTACGATTAATTTATAATCGTGTTCTCTTTCTTCTTTTTCGTTATCTACAAAATACGCAATTACTGTAATATCAGTTTCTCTGTTATCTTGATAATAAGTAACATCTATTGTGTCGTTTATGTTTTCAAATGAATTTAATTCTAAAACAAAATCGTTCATACAACTTTGCCCCTCGTTTAAAGCATTTTGTAAAAGTTTTACTGCCTCATCTTTAGATTGGTAATATGTTCTTTCCCAATTACCACCACCATAGACATCATTAAAATCTTGAACAACAACATATATATTTTCTTTCATATCTTCCCTATTCTTCCTGCTAATAGCTTATAAAAAACTATCAGCTTTTCTTACCCTGACAATATATACATCTCCAAATACTTCCTCTCCTACAATTTCTAAATTATTACCTCTAATAATTCTCTCTGCATTTAAAGATGATTTAGGATTAGTCCATACTCCATTTTGATCTAACCTAATATACCTACATTGTCTTGGTATTTCTATTTTCAACTTCATAATATTAGTATAACATATTTTACAATGTATGCAACTGTATTTGACATTATCCTACTTGTAAAAAATCGCAGTTTGTACATTGATAATACATTTTTCCATTAACAGTACCAACCTCTAAACCAATACCATTGAATTGATCAGCTTTAGTGTTACAATCAAAACAATCCTCGTACCCGTACAATATTTCCATTATTCCTTCTCTTTCTCTATTGCTTTATCTACAAATAAATTTAATGAATGTAAATGTGCAATTACATAATCTAATTCATTCCTATCAGTTGCGTTTAAATTAAAACTATTATCTCCCCT